GACGGCTACACGGTGGAAATCAACGGAGAGGAGTACAAAACTCAAAACAACAGTCTGGATTTGTTTGAAATCACAAATAAATACGGCTCCTACGAGATAA